GTTATCTCTGATAATTTCCATAATTGCCACATTGGCCGCAGCGAATTCGTTCACTGCGTCAGTATGAGCTTCCTGGGCTGCCTTTGCGTCGCGATTGGCCTGGCTTGTGATGCCTAACCAATCCGTTACTGCTTCAAGGTTCTCAATAAGGGTTGTGATGGCAATGACCAACAATGGGATACCCAAGGACGCAAGTGTACTGCGAAGTGCCTTAAACGATTTTGACGTTCGGTCGACTGAACGTTGCGTGTTCTTAAACTCACGCACAACGCTTTTGATGCCACGCGGAATTGGGCCAGAGAAAATGTCGTACAAGCCCATCCAATCTTTTTTCGCGCCCGTGGCCGACTTGGACGCTGCTTCTTTGGCGTTGTTGGCTGCCTCTTTGATTTCTTTGAAGCCATCTTTGACTTCCGTGACATCCATCTTGCCTTTGACCTCAACTTCTTTCTTTGCCATTCTTGCGAATCATTTTAATGCGTTTGCACACCCCTCCCCCAAGTTCGTAATATCCGTACGCCTGGTTGTACAGTCGTGACCCGAAATATTCCTTCGATGACAATAGGGTAAGTACACTTGGCAGTGCCTTCCCTACGTCATTGAGAAACTCAGTTGTTCCAAATTGCGTGTGTGGCTTCTGGGTCATATGCGATGTAAATATCCGTTGCGTCATCCCACAACGCGTCACTTGCGTGAACGTCTTGAACGCCTGGTAGCTTGTGGTAATCCGTTCTAAAGGTAGTCGCAGTAATTCGTGCCGTCCACGAACAAGGGTTGCCATTGACCCCCGTGATTTGAATCTCAATGCCGTCAATAAGGGTAGATGACCGAACCAATACCGATCCAAACGAACCTAATTTTTGCACACTCTGTGAGGAAAGTGCTTGTGTCTCGGAATCGTAGTTTATAGCAATGAGTTCCGAAACTACGTTGCCCGTGATTAGGTTCTTGCCTACAATTTGAACTGTGCCACCGAATACTGGGCCTTTGGTCACGGGTAGTCCAGGGTGACCCGCCGTGTCATTCAGGGTTATGGTCTCATTTGAGTTGGTGTGACCAAACATCACCGCGTCCATTCCGCCCGTACTTAACCCCGTGCCTTCATCGTTTTGTTCTTCCTCAAATGGGTAAGGTGGATTTACGTTGTCAATCTCATCGCTATCCCCCCAGGGTGCTACGGGTGGTTCTATGTACGTATCAACACCCGATGTCCAATAACATTGGTTTGTGGCTGAGTTCCACGCGTACCCAGCTAAACTGCAACATTCCTCATTTCCTTCAGCGTATTCGCCCGTTTTAACGTCCACAAATCCAATCGTGCCATCACTATTGAACACATCGGGCACAACCACACAATTGAACTTGACAACCTCGATGTCTTTAAGCAACTGCACACGGGATGCCGTGGGTTGACCAATCGCGTAATTTTGAATTCCTACGATTCGATAGTACGCGTTGTGAACCCAGATGCGGTCGTAAAGATTGAGGTTGAGAATGTCCGTTGATGTCAAGTACATATGACAAAACAGTGTACGTGCGTCGATGTCGTACACCCTCATCATATGCTTTGCGTGGTATTCGTTGAATAGGTTTCGCGTGGTGAATGGGAAGTATTGGTGTCCGTTGTGATCGGGCCAGTCGTGACCCCACCTGAGTGAACGTGGTGTGCCCGTCACCGCATCGAGGTGGGTAAAAAGTCCGTAGTTGGTCACACTAAATTCCCCCACATACATTGTACCCCCTACTGGCTTTGCGCCTTGGTAGTACATCAACATAGGTGGCCCAGTCTGAGCTTGAGGTTCGCCGTTCCTAATTGTCCACATATTGATGACGAACAAGTCAGGAAGCATCGTGGCATTGTGAAGCTCAAACGTACCTACGTTGGACATCCGCAAAGGCGCGAAAAAGTCGCCTATCTTTTCTTCTCCCTCAGCGTGGACATTTGTGTTTTCGTAGACGTGCCGTCCCTTGACTTTTCCAAATGCGTATTGCCAGTATCCGTTTTGAAAGTCTTTGCCTTCCTTGTCGGTGAAGACAATTCGTTTCGATTGTTCCTGGGTTGTGGGTCGCAGGATAATATCCTTATCGAGGTCTACCTTTTGCGTCCAGTCTTTTGTAGTCAGAGCTTTGGCATAGTAGTCTTCGACTGTCTCGATAATGATGGTGCGCGGGGCATTCGTCTTGGGTATCATTACCAAGTTGAACGTTTGCGCTATTGCTCGCAGCCATTCGTCCACTGTGCAGTCAGGCAAGCATCCCACCATATCGACCACCGCGTTTGGCGATTGGTACAAATTAAACTCAAGGCGTGTCTGAGTGCTTAAGACAAAGTTCGCCGTTGAATAAATCTTTATGTAGAACGTAACAATGTCCCCGTCGCTTAGGGTGAAGTTGAACGTGTCAATAACACCCACGCTTGTCGATGCGGGAATGATTGACGGGTTTGCGTAGACTGGGCCAGAGTTGTTGATTTGTGCCCCAATCACGAACTCATCACCCGCTACCCCCGACCCTGTGGTAATCACCTTCAGCTGAAAGACCCCTGCGTAAGGGGCAACAAACGACCCGCTTTGAATAGAGTTATCAGGGTCGAAGACTTCGTTTGAGAAAACGAGTTGTGTGTAGTCCGTATCCGTGTAGAGGACTGTGAGCGAAGAAGACAAGTTTGCCGTTGCCCCATACGAAGACCTCATTGCTGCTTGGGTCATATGCGTGGCCGTAAGCATATAGAGCTTGTCCACGTGGTCTTCCTGGAGGAAGTCACTATCCCATACGAACCCCGCCTTCTGAAATATCTTTGCCAAAAGGTACTTCACCTTAATCGCAGGGCGAAGCTCATTGGCACGGATGAAGTTGGGCTGCGTTATCCCTTCCTCAAATATGGTGTTGACGGACTCGCCGTTGTAATGCCACCGCTTTGGGTTATATGCAGTTTGTGCATTATCGGTCAGGGCATAGACAATTGTTCCTGCGCCCACCTGCCCGTTCGTTATGTCTTGGGTAGTGTCCCACGATGTCAAAACGTTAGACGCGGTGAGGGCGTGATCGAGTTCAGGTGAGAAACCACTTTCATCACGAAACAACTCTCTCCAGGACATACCCCTCACAATCGAGAAAAGTGAAGCACTATCCGCAATGACCAAGACCTCGTATTTCTTGGTGAAGACGTTGACGCTTAGTAGCTGCAACTGACCCACAAAAACAAGGTAGTGGTCGTCATACACCTCTACGTCAACTGTGATAGAGTGGTTGAATTTGTCCTGGTCTACGTTGACATCATAGAAGTATTCGAAGAACTTGTTATTGCCCTTGCTGAAAGGCATTTTGAACTGAGACGAAAAAGACCCCGCGTTCTTGCCTACTGCCTCGATCGGTTTTCCATTGAAGGAAATTTCAACGCTGCCCTCAACGTCAAGCTCATAACGAGTGTCGTCGGTTTGTCCTGAAGCAATTAAACGGATCATCCTACTGAGTTGGCGTATTTGGCGAACGTGAACCGAATGGTGTAGTTGATGGTTTTGTCAATCAGAGACGTTTGTTTCGTCACCTGGTTTTCATCAATCATTACCGCCTGCCACGCGTCACTTTGAAAGACCCATACGCGTGGGCTTTGCACCAAGTCCATCACCGCAGGAACTTCGTCTTCTGTGATGTACCCGCTATTCGCTGTCTTCGTTGTTTCTACTTCCGTTCGGCCAGCACTTCGTACGCCATCACTTGCAAGGATTACCGCGTTATCATTTGCATCCGTACCTGCCGTAAAAAAGTTACCCCCATACGTTCGGTAGGTGTGGCGTTGAACCTTTGAGCTTTCCTTCGATGCCCCGTAGAAGTTGATATAATCAATGCCCCCGTACTTGTTCCACCAGGCAAATCGCACCGCTTCGTATTTACAGCCGTCCTCTATCTTAAACCACTGCATTTGACGTTGTATAGATGGGCTGTATTCTATCACGTAATATGCCGTGCCTGCTGGAATGCTTATCCCCATATCTGCAAAGTTTTGTAACCCAGCGGGGATGTGCAGGGCGTTATCACCCGTTGCTATTTGCGTTGTGTAATTCCATATTGTTGCTGACCCGATCTGCACATAGCTATCCGTAAGAAATCGAAGTTCAAACTGAAGGGTATTTTGGCGCATCACAGTCATTGTCGCGTAGTCCTTTGACCTTACCCGTTGCATCAATGTTGGTGGAACGTTTGACGTGCTATTGCTGAACTTCGACGGGTAGTTACTCAATGCCAGGTATGGGGATACAGTGTTGAACGCGAAGTTTCCCGTTGTGGTCTGGTTGCTATTCTGAGTTCGCAATGTGAAAGACCCCGCCAATACCCTCAACGTTTGACTGGTCACCTGAAGGGCACTTTCCGTTGGTGCGCTATCCGCGTCAGGGGCTGACTCGTAATAGAACTGCACTGCCATATCCCCACTCATATTCGCTGCCGTCAAAGGTGCGTCAATGTTGAACGGCAAGTCCTCAATCAGTTGGTCTTGGAGGATGCGTGATATTTCGAAGATGCCCCGATCGTTGTTGTTGGGCAATACTTTGATTGTGGCAATTACCTGGGTCTTCCAAAAGATTTTTGCAACGTACCTATACTTTGCATCACCTACGTTCGTGTCGTCATAGACCCGATACGTGACTTTATCGTATGCCCCCCAATACCCTGAAGGCTGTTGTTCGATTGTGTAACTCATCCTATGTACCAAGTAATTTCATCAGGCAGCACCTTGTCGTAAACTTGTTCTAAGTCTTTTGCTAGTGCTTCCGTGATTCTTTCTGCGTAGTTATCCCATTTCGTTGCCATTGGGTCAGAGATAAAGTGAGTCGTTTCGAGTCCGTGTAGGTAGACGCTTCGTGCAATCATTCGAACCAGGGACTTACGTGGAATGAACTTACCCTTTTCATCCCTGACATCCATCACGGGTTTCACAATTGTCCACTTATCAATTGCGGGGACAAGTTTGCCCTTTGGCCCAGTACCCGTCCCAAACTTGAATGGTGAGTCAGGTGCTTTGCGATTTGTCAGGAAACCTTGCACCCCCAAATCTACATATTCCCAATACGGCGCAGACTTCGTGACGGGATAAATCAGAACGTCGTACTTCTTGACCTCGTAGTGCAGTTTGATTGTTCGTGAAAGTGTTCCCGTGGCGTTCTTGCCTTTTATCCTCAAGTTCGATTGCGCTGCCCTGCGGACTGCCTTGGCGTACAAATCCATAACCTTTTCCAGGTTAAACATTCGGTACGTCTCTTTCTCGAACTCGAACTCAATCTTAGGCATTATACTTCACGTCACACAGATTGATAGGAAAGGGCGTGCGTATCCGTAAATCCATTGACCATCCCGTTAGGATGTTCGCAAACCTGGCGGTGAATGGTTGGGCAAGGAGGGGCAGGTCGACACTTGCGTCTATGTTGACCTGACTGCTCACGGCACTCATCACAAACTCATTGACCACATCCATCAGAATAAGGAAGGTGTCATTGTAAACTGATGTAAGGTTAGGTTCTTCTTCCTCAATTACATAGTCAGCTACGATCAACTCAAACTCAAATTCTACCATTCCGTTATCCGCAGATAGACCCGTGACCTGGGCGTACAATAGCGGGTATTTGTCAATTGTGATTTTGCCCGCGTCAAGCTCATCGAGTCGATGCGTGTAAAACCCTTGAATAACTGGGTGATTGGTGGCGATTGTTTCGAATATCTCGCTGAGGGTGTTGATACTATTCATTGAGACTTACTGACTTTAGCGAATTCACATCTAACTCGTACATCATAAAGGTAAACACTTCCACCACCTTGAGACGTGTCACCGCATCAATTTTAAGTACATCACCATCCGCTAAGTTGTAGATGGTGACATACCAACCCCATTTGTTTACGAGTGGGTTTGACCCTTCCCCTTCAAAAAGTCGTGCGTATCGGCCGCTAATTTCTTCCCTAAAGCGTAAAAAAAAACCATCGCGGAAATCGCTACATCCATACGGAACTTCAACGCCCTATCCAGGTCTACCTCTTTGGGGTTGTAGTCTCCTATCTCGTAGAACTTACCTGCCCGACGTGTGATGGGTCGGTACAAAACGGACATCACCTTATGCAAGGTCTTGTCAAATCCGTCTTTTGAATACGCATCTATGTCCGCAAACTCACCCACAGTGATGTCGGAAAGGTTGGGAATGATTCCGTATTCTACCCCTTCGTGAACGAACGTTCTTATTAACTCAGGTCTGGAAACGTCGAGTGGTTCGTAGAGAAACTTCATTTCTTCCACCACCTTTTGTATGTCCGCCGATTTGAGCTTTCTTATCTGACGAACGGAAATGTTGCACAACAACGCCAACGTTTCAATCGCTGCCACTTCTTTCGTTGATCGGGTTTTGTAGATGCGTTGCACCTCATAGTATTCACCGATGGTGATGTCTTCCCAGGCGGTCGGAACTTGGATTTTCACGCAATAAAGTATTTCCCCGTTTTACGCAACAACTTCACCAGGCACACATAACGCACCGCGTCAACTGAGTGATTGAATGCGTCTACTGGCTTGTTCAAGATACGCCCGTTCTTGTCAGTCATCCACTTGTAGTTTCGGAATTCTTTCTGAGTTTCCAACGAGTCTTCGTGAATATGTATCTTCTTCCTACGCATCAGGTCAATGCCTATCCGCACACTGTCTGGGCCTTTCTGCGCTGGTTTGATATTGAATCCCATTCGGTGTACTTCCTCGATTGATTTAGGTTCGGCTGAGTCAGCTATGATTTCATCTCTCCGATCGACCCCAAGCTCACGCAGGGTTTGGGCAATGTCATCGTTTGTCATCCTGCCCTTGTAAAGTAGTTCCTCGATGTAAAGGTCTTCTTCCGTCCCATACACCTTTACAATAGCTGTAGGGTCGTTGGTGAAACCCCAGTCAAGACCATAGGCCAATAGCTTTGCGCCCGTGGGCAAGTCTTTGTAGGTGTCCGTTTGGAAGATGGTCTCTCGTGACTGACCCCGTAGACCCAGGCCATACACCCTCCAGTATTCTTCATCGGTATCCTTCAGGCGTTCAATCTCTCGAACTGTGTCTACGGATAGGAATGGGTTGTCAAGGTAGGTAGTCCGAAAGAACGTAGCGTCATCCCGTGGTATCACCTTGTCGTATATCCAGTGGAATTCATCTGAGGGGTTGTAGTCAATGATGACCTTGTGCGTAGTCCTCAGAACAAGTTGCTGCCAATCTTCAAACGTTACCTCGTTGGCCTCGTTGATGAAGCATATGTTTCGCTTCCTACCCCTGACCTTTTGTGGTTCGTCTACTGAGATGAATTCCCAGGTCGTACCCCAAAGGTTGTAAAGGTTTTCAGTCTTGTTGTGATTCGCTTCTGTATAGTAGTCTTCCCTGTGAAGTATCTCCAAAAAGTCCCTCATCACAGACCCCCTCAATGATGGAAAGGTCTTCCGTACAACCGTGATTGTCCAACCAGAATTCACATTCAGGGCGCACCACTCGATTAAAGCCGTTACTATACTGAACGTCTTTCCTGACCTTGTACCACCTTGGTGGACTTGTATCCTCGTCTGACATCCCTTGACATTGTAGTACGTCGTTGGTTGTTTCATATTGCCACCTTTCAACCTTTATCAGGCCAAATAGAAATCGGTAAGTTGTCACTCGGTACATTCGACACCATAGTAAACCAAGACGTATGTGATGTCTTGGATGTTTGTTGTTCCGTCATTGTTCGTGTCCGCACCTTCTTCACCCCAGTATTGCAAGATGAGAAGTATGTCGTTTGTGCCTACGACCCCATCGTTGTTGAGGTCTGCGTCCCCGCAGGTTAGGGATAGGGCAAGCAATAGTGACTGTATCATTGCAGCGTTGGGTTACGTGGTGGTGGTTCTCTATCTAAGACTTCCTGAAACCAACTTGGTTCGTGTGCTGGGCCAACTATCTTGACCTCCGTCTCAACCATCTTAGGAATAAAGTAGGGTAAGAACTGTGCCAGGGTTTTAAGGTAGTCCTTCGATGACTCGTGACGCAGTTGGTTGAGGTGGTCTTTGACGTGATCAAGCTCGCCCTCCATTATGTCTAGGAACATCTCACGTGCCTGACGCGTCACCTTGTCCGTTGCACCCTTTGGTCTCCCTTTGGGGTTTCCTGATTTGCCCTTTTCAAATGACATTGCGTTGTTCTCGCTTGTTGTTTACAACGAAGATAGTCGTTTCTCCGTCTCTTTGATTGCTTTGAATAACTCGTAAGCTACCTGGGGAACTATTGCGTTTCCGTAGGATTTGATGCTTTCCTTTCTCCACTTTGAAAAGGTAATTCCGTCCAGTTCGGTGGGAAGCCCATCATTTCTGCCACAAATCGGGGGTTGAGTTGGGAACGCGTCCCAAGCTGGCTGTTCACTACACTCGGTAAGTCTGAGTCCCCTTTCCAGTTTTCCGTCGGCCATCGGTTTTGGTGGTCGCTTGCTACTGGTGTGGGCAACATCCCCGCCTCCGCCATCTGCGTCAACTGAATGCCGTACTTCGTCCCAGTTGTTTGACTTCTGTTCTCGCCATTCGCGTCCAACGTTCTTTGTTTGTTTGCGTCGAATGTTCTGGGCGTGGGCAACATCCCACTGTACTTCACCTGAC